AACCAATGCCCCATCGAGATAGAACTCAACCGACGCAGTCGTGATAACCATGCCAACTTCATACGTCTGGCTCATCACAAGGGCACTACCCGCAGTCTTTTCTGCATCTGCTGACGGGTCGGTCCCATCCATAGTGATGTAGTCGAGAACGTCATCATCATCACCTGCAATGGTAAACCCGATGCACTTGTTGCTCAGTGCCGAACTGGCAATAAGAGAAGGGTCAACGACCGCTAGGCCGATAAACAATTCTCCGGCCTGCTCCAGCGGCGTAAAGTTGCAGTAAAACTCCACACGCTTATCAGCGTTTGCGGAAACTGCAAAAGTTTTCCACTGGACATTTTCACCTTGCGCGGCTGTAGAAGCAACCGAGTCAATGAGAAGTTTTCCGCCGGGCTGAGACAGGTCCGCTACCAGAGCGGTAGTTCCAGCCGTAGCGGTGGTATCAGTGGGGTTACCAGTGCTACCGTCTTGGAAAGTGAGAACCTGAGCGTCTGCTTTCGACACATCATAGTTCGGCGAAAACGCGGTTTCATGCCCGCGATAACTAACAATTCCGATAGGCATTATTGCCTCCTTTTGATCTTTATCAGTTGTTCTGGAGAGTGACCGCAGCGTTGGAAAGAACCGCGTTGCGGCGGCGGTCAGTGCAGTAGGTGTTGAGAGTGCAGTCAATGTGAGTGACCAGCGTGGTGTGCTGGTTCGGGGCAACTTCCGGACCCATTTCTCGCATGTACTCGCCTTCAAGGAACACCGGGTGGAACGTACCCCAGTTCAACATATAGATGGGGTTGTTGTCCGCAGCCGCATCAAGATGAGGAACATAGGTGATCGGGACGCCACGGAAAACAACCCGTCCCGCATAGGGCTGGAGGTCTGCCGAGGTGACCTTGTCGTTGGTACGTTCAACAATTTGCTCAAGGCCAGCAAGGGCAGTGTAACCACAATAAATGCCATGACGATCACCCGTGTTATACGAGGGAACGCTTGCGTTAGCGATCGGCTTGAAGCCGGTCTTGATATACGCCTCACGCATCTGCTTGACGAGGCCAAGAACCGGGAAGGCTGCCGGTTGCCCAGATCCATCAGCAACGGCACTGTAGTTCTGGTTGTTAGTCGTAGCAGGCGCACCAGTAAGGTCCCCAGCCGCGTACTTGCCCCAGTAGTTCTGCCAGCGTGGGTAGTCCGCGCTGCTAAGACCAGCAGTTCCACCAGAGAACTTGTCGCCACCTACAAATCCACCAGTTCCATCGGCACTGGGAACGGTGCCAGAAGTGGTGATCCAGTAACCAACACCGTTCATCTTGAGATCAGTGGCGGTAGTGGGGGCACCCCAGAAACGCTTCTCCATATGCTCAGCCATGGAGATCATGGCGTCAGCACGGCGAACCGCAACAAGGTCAACGATACGACGGGGATCACGGTTGAACGCAATCTCTCGACGCTCGATGGCGTAGTTGGTCGTCTGGTGCTTCCAGCCGATTTCCGCCGTCTTCATGACATCGCCAATGTTCACTTCATCAGTAGCGAACAGGCTGGTGTCCTTAGCAAGCCCACTATTCTCAACCATGATATTCCACTGAATGGAAGTACCAGACGAGAACTGGACACGAGACTCCTGAAGCAGGCTTGAAAGGGCCGTGTGCTCCTGAAGGTCAGTGGCAATTTCAGTCCACTTGAGTTCACCCAATTCCTTTTGGGTGGTCGTAATGAGATCCTGAAGATCCGAAACAGCAATAGCCATTGGAATCTACTCCTTTGTTTTACGAGTTGTAGAGGCCACGATCAATCATCAACTTGTGAACCGATCGAGTCGCTGACTCCGTAGGACTAAGAGAGTCTGTCCGACGCCCACTTGCCCTAGAAATCATTTGAGACTTTCGGTCATCAACCTTTGATTGGACCTCTCCTCGTTCAATGTTTGATTTGATATCGGCAAACTCCGCACGGAGCGCCTTCTGAACAATTTCCTGCTCGTCCGGAACAGGAATATTTGACTGCTTGTAACCAGCCTTCATAACGCTGATTGCAGTCCCCAACTTTTCTCGGTTCGCCTTGTCTTTGAACACCGAGTCCCACTCATCGCCAAGGCTGGTAACAAGGTCGTCAATCTTGGCGGTATCTCCTTGCTTCTTTTTTTCAGACTGAAGTTGGGAAATCTCCAACTGGAGCCTGCCTACGACAGCAGCAAGGTCTTCGTCGATATATTGATCGACGGACTTCATCGTAATTTCAGTATCAGTATCAGAAGCGGGCTTGGGAGTTACAGGGTCAGCCTCAACCTTTTCCGGTTCAGGCTCCTTCGCTTCCACTTCCTTGTGCTCGTCACCAGAATCATGTCCGCCGGGATCTTCTGTCAGATCGGCGACAATCTCCTTGAATCGCTCCGATGGATCTTTGATTTCGTAAGGCTGTTCTTTTTGTTCTTCAGTCATAACCCTGCATATCCTGCATACCAAGTGCCTTTAACGCTTTTCGCCGCTGAGTTGCGTTCTCGAAAATCGCTCGGCCATCCTTGGTGTAGTTGAGATTTACACCTTTTGCTCTCATATCCTTCATGGACTTCCCGACTTCGTCAGGGTGGGTTCCTGCTGCCTCGCTGTATAAGGGCCAGCCGCGACCGCCTGTAACCTGAGTTCCATGCTCTGCTGAAATATCCCTGACCCATTCAATGCCATCAAGAACAAGGTTGTCACCCTTGGTCTTTTCCCACATTTCATTCATTGACATCATGACGCTTTTCTGCTCGCCGGTGTCAGGATGCTTATACAGGTAAATTGGCATTCGTTGTAATCCTAGCAAAACTTCAAAATAACTCAACCCATACTTGGCCGGGGGGCTGGCTGGTTCATCATCTGCTCTTGACCCGGAGTCATGGCATTACCCATGAGAGCCTGAACCGTCGCGGCATCTCGTGATTCCTGAGTGCCCCCTGTTGAGATGTTTTCCCTGACATATCTCCTCGTCGTATTGTCAGGAGTTTCAGACTGGCCAGACTGGTTAGCCTTTATTTCGTCTGCCTCGCCCATAGATCCGACAGGCATAATAAGGCTTTCAATATCAGGCATGTTTGTCAATTCTGCAATTTGCCTAATAAAAGAAGCAGCATCTACAGTGAGGCCCTGCGCTTGCAAATTAGGCGTTAGCGGCACAAGGAAGTTTGAAATCGTATTTGACAGGATCGCCAGTTTTTGCTCAGGAGACGACTCTCGCATGGACGACGGGGAGATCTCAAAGTTCATTTCAATGAACTCAGACTCCTTGCGATCCTTCGGCTTGAACTTGAGGGGGATTTCAAAACCCGTCTCAGGCAGGCTGTCCACCAGATCAAAGTTCCTCACCGGGTCATACCAAATCCAAGACGAAATCGCAGACACGGCACGCTGGGCAAACAAGATCACATGCGACTGCATGTCTTGGATCTTCTGGGAGGAGGAAGCCTTGATGATCTCTTCCTGACCAACCGTATCTGCCATCGCGGAAAGACCGCCCATTGCTGACAGGTTTCCACCCATGAAGTCAAACAACTGTCGCAGTTGAACGCTATAGGCAAGGTTCACCTGATCAACCCCGCCAAAGCGTGCTTCTCTTGTCGCTTCGGGGCGATCAACACGAATCATGTCGCCATCGCTCGAATTAAGGATTCGTTCCCCATCATCATCCGAGCCAGCCGCAACCAATGTCACGGTCTTCTGACGGTCTGCTTGGCGAACCGTCTTTCTGAAAGTCCTGTTCAGGGCATCGTTGAGATCGACAAGGTTGGCAATAGGGGGCAGCGGCATAAGGTTGCCGCTCACATCTCCAAGGCTAAGAGGGATGTATGGCCCAACTTCCGGCCCCTTCCAGTCAACCTCTCGGATAGGCGAGTCCATCATCGGAACGCCGCGATCGTCACAGTTGAAAGTAAAGACCTTCTTCTCGTAAGGCATGTAAATGTCCCACAGTTCAAGAACATCCTTTGCTCTTGTATATGTGGCAGTGCCATACCCGGACTTGGACCCGATAGAAGAAACCTTCATCTCGCCATACTCGTTGTATGGCTGCTGCGGCTTGGGGGACGGCTTGTTCTTGAACTCAAAAACGTCTGATTCCATCGCCTCTTCATAGGGAAGTTCGTACCTGTTCCCGACGAACTGCATGCCTTCCCAATGCTTGGAGTTCATATCCAGAACAAGATCGTCAAGGTCAACGGCATCCATGAATGGGTATCCCCCATCATGCAGGTACCCCCTCATCTCGCCAAGAGCCTTGTCGGTAATCCCGATCTTCGCCACGCCAATGCCGAACAACGCATCAAAAACAATGGTGTTCATTGACTCTTGAAAGTCAATTTCATTGAGCACCTTTGTAATTGCCAACTGAAACTTTCGGGCCGTAGGGCGCAAAGCCTTCTTGTCAGTCCGAACCCTTACCGATGGGTTGGCCGTTACCAAGTTCCTTCGATAGATCTGGACCGCCACTTCAAGCATGTTCACAGGAACACGCTCCGAGGTCGCCTCGCCGTTGTAATGGCGGCCAAGGTATGTCTTCAAATTGCGAACCCGCTCCTCTCGGAACGGCGTCATTCTCAGTCGAGACCACTCAAAAGCCTGAGATAGTTTATGAAAAGGACTGTGGGGGCTTACCATTTAGTTGCCTTCCTCTTGGCTTCTTGCTGTTGCTTGCGTCTGTATATCATTGATCCGGGAATGACTCGGGGCTTCGGACTAGCCCGATTCCCCTCATACCCGACCGCCATACAAACCAATGCGTCAGCAGTAGCACGATCGCCATGATTAAGCCGCGCGCCAGAAGAATCTCTGGAACTCACGGATCTTGTGTGCTCAATACCCCCGCCGGGCATATACACGATTTCAGAACACTCAGTCAGGGCTTCTCTCGACCTGTTGATAAACGACTCTGAAAACAGTTGCCGTCGATAGTTGCCGAACAATGTCAGTTTGCTTTCTCTGGTGGGAATCCACCCCATCATGTCACCGGTCTTCTTTACCGCCGTTCCTTCTTTGTGGCGGAACCAGATCTCTCGGTGCCCGAGTTCCACGATGACATCGCCAAAGATCCTTCCGGGTCCAGCCGCTTCCCAGCAAATCAAAGCGGGGCGGCCATACTGGTCTTTCAGCCATCGGGCCATAGCAACCGAATACTTGGCGAGTTGGTCCGGCCTCATGTTGGGCGTTGCGAACTCAGCGACCTTTTCCCTTGTCTTTCTATCTACGACGGAAAGGCATGAGTTGCTGGAGCCGGTCCCGGTCGCAATGTCAACGCCCATTACATACGAGCGGTCGGATGGCATCTCCCCCAGCGGGTCGGGGTGTGCCCACATCTTCAGCCTCCCGCGAGGCTCCTGAACGAAGTGGACATCGTTTGCTTTCTCATCAAATTCGATCTCCCCCCTAACGTAGGGGGCACGCACAAACTTGCTTTGATACTTCGCAAGCAGGTTCAAGTCAAAGAAGACCTGCTGGGAAGCACCAAACGAGATGTCCAGTTCCTGAGCAACCTCGACCGGAGAGCCGCATCGCTTTACTTCTCGGTCATACCAAGGACTCCTCGCTTTGTCACCCTCATAGTAAAGCCCTTCCGCTTTCTTCGGATGAAGGTTCCAGTGCAATCTCAGTTGCGGAATCTCTTCGTTCTGTGCGACGGAGTGAAACGCATTGTTGGTCCCATTAGGCGTCGAGTTGAAAATTCTTGAGTTCGTCGCATCTCTCGTGGCAGCGAGCGCTCGGTATCCGGCGTCTGTGTCGAAGGCGGCAAACTCGTCAAGACCAATAGCCGTTCTTCTATCTCCGCGAGCAACATCGCCAGTTGTACTCTCACCATCAATCGTTGATCCATTCGCATGGTTACTCAATCTCAGTTTCGTCCGGCTGAATTGCGGAAGCATCCAGCCCGGAAGGTGTTTCATGATGAAGTCGATCTTCCAATACAACGACTTCGGGTTTCCTGCCTTGTCAACATAGTCTTCGTTTCTTGAAACAAGAAGGAAAGACTGTCCGTCTTTGAACAGCCATCGCCACAGAAACACCCCGACGAGCATCCATGAAGCACCCATGTCGCGGGACTTGCTGATTACAAGATCGCTTACCCCAATAGAGTCATTGATCTGACTGACAGCATCGTCCTGAAATTCATACGTCACCATCGGCACCACGCTTGCTGACAAACGTGGGTCGTATGTAAACAGGAAGGTGTTCCACCAAAACAAGATGTCATTGCTACAGAGAACCCTGATGTCATTCTGGGCGCTCTTGTCCGAGCCACAGGCACGAATCATCCGCTTTCTGAATTCGATGTTCTTCATCAAATCCTTCGGGACCATCTTGTATGGCTTATCTGTCAATCAATTCCCCGGCAATAGCCTTGACCCTGTCCAGTGCTTCAATAAGGCGACCCTCGTCGTTGGCTGCATCAGAAGCCTCTTCGATCTCACGCTTGGTTGGGATCACCACCTGCTTGTAGATCTGCGTATAGAACTGATCCGGGTTTCTTCGTGCCCAACAAAGAAGACCCCACGCTGCGGAATTCGGGGCTTGACCTTTTTCAGCCTCATCATTGGGTAGGTTCTCTGCCACCCATTTGATATTGATCACATCATTAGAAGCCACGAACCCCCCATTGGAAGCCGGGCCGTCAATGACTTCCGCCGGGGGGTCGAGTGGTGTCACAATATCAGGTTTCTTTCTTTCTTTCTTCTTTTTTCTTTCTGACAAAACATCTTCTATGTATGAGGCCAGAGATTCCCGTGTAATCCCAAACTCTTCATTCAGGATTTCTTCTCGCTCTAAATAATGGTTCTTTCCATCATTCAGTTCGGCTACTCGCCCGTGGTACTTTTGGAGAAAATCTGCGTCCTGCTCGGATAGCCATTTCTTTTTGGCTTGTCTAAAGAGTACATCTCGCATGCCTGTCAGTTTACGGCAGCCATTGATCTTTTACAACCATCTTCAGACTTACGCAATTCTTTAACAATCCAATCGACAACCTCGGGACTCCGGATGATCATCCCAGAGATGCAATGCTCCAAGCACCGTATCTCGGACTCTTTCATCTTCAAATCAAGTATGTCAGCCGCTGCTTCAATCGCTTCATGGATTACTGTCATTGCAGCAATCTCACCCCTTACCGGTCCTATCAGTATTTCAGGGTTTGGGAAGGAGTTGAACTGCCCGAAGTGGCCGATAGCCGGATCGTGTTTAAGCACAACCCATTGAGAAGCAATCCAGACAGTGCCTTCAGGAATCGTCATCTTGCTCGTCTTCTCCGGACATATCAAGAATATCCTCCCAGTCCGCTGAGTAGACAAACACAGGAGGCGGAACCCTCTCATCAGAAGCCCGGTCTGTGACGGACTCCTCCAGAAACCTCACGATGTCTCGCACCTCGTCTGGGGTGGCAGAATCGTCCAGATCCTTATCAATAAGAATACTGAGCCTGTCTACGGAGTAGACCACCACGTTGTTTCCCCGGACCTTTGCGTGCCCCACAATGGCGTCTTCTAGCCCGTCAACAATAATCATAAAAGCCCCCTCCGCATCAGGATTGTATCCTAGCGGAGCGGCGCGTCTACAGAAAGTTTAGATAGACCGGAGGCCCTTCTCCCAACCTCAACGCTTCCAACGGCGCAAAGGCTTTTAGGAGAAACACTGCCCAAGACTCGCTAAAACTGCTGCTGGTTGGGAGACCCGCAATCCCGAAGGACGGCCCTAGTGGCGGGGTTTAATGAACAGCAGAGAGGAACGCGAGATTTTCACCCCATAACAAGCGGGCTGGCTGATGACTGGCCGGTTTCCAGTCACCTCCTTGATAGCCACCTCTAAAAACGCCTTTGGATCAGGACTGAGACCGGACTGAGTACCGGCTAGGCGTGTTTCCGAAACCTGCTGACGCCCCCTAGTTGGAGAGAACGCCAGAATGGGCAAGCAATGAGTTGTCTAAAACTACCGGTCCAGCCGTCACTGAGCCGGTAGGGGGAGAAAAAGAGACCACTTGGGCGAGTTTACTGACCTCTGGCCACCTGTCAAGTGTTACAGGTTAGAAAAACCCCGTCGATTGAAGGGCTACATTATTAGGACTGCCCCCCGGTGGGGTCGCGGTTATAGATAGAACAGGTACCTTCCCTATGGGGGGCCAGTCCTCGCATGAGCCTAGCATCGAGCACGCAGGCCCGATCCATGGTCTAATTCACTCATGGCCGAGGAGCAACCCGCTCCCGGCATTCCTTCACCGCGTGAAACTTTCACGCACATCTTGAAAGGGTTCATCATGAACCGCGAATTCAGTAGCGCATTGGCCAAGGCTGTGGCCAGCAACATGCGAGCACAGGAAGACGTCCGGAATATGCTCAAGCGCCTGACTATGGACATCGGAGACACGGACATCGGGGACGTCGAGGAGGTCCGGGAGTATTCGGAGGCGCTCACGGAGGCGGGACGATCGGCCCGATCGGACATCGGGATTGCCCGGTTCGCGTTCCGGGTCATCGGGAAGCATAAGAAGATGGTCGATCACGGCGGGCTTTACTCCAAGGGTATGATGACGGCATGCAATAATGCGGCCACGGCCTTGGGATCGACTCCGGAAAAGGTCGTCGGGCTGGCGTTGAAGAAGTTTGGCGCAGAGTTCACGGCCACGGAGGTGAAGAAGGAATGGCCGCTGGTCCGCGATGCGAAGGCTGCGATCGAGTCCGCCATCCAGACCATCGAAAAGCATCTCCCGATGGTGAGCGAGGATGACGCCAAGATGCTCCGCGAAACCCTCGCCTGTATCTGAAAAAAAAAACACTTTGCGGGGGCTGGGCGAAAGCCCGGCCCCCTTTGCATTCGTGCGTCTCGACGTTCGGGGCGTACACTTTCCCCGCGTGAAACTTTCACGCACTTTCACAGGAGCCAAATCATGGCGAACGAATATGACCGTCTCATGCTGTCACTCGGCCTGCTCGACCCCAAGGTCGGGCGGGAGGTTGGGCGGACCATCCGCCGGGTGACCGATCGAGACTGGCGGGAGCAGCCCACCAGCACGGCGGACGAGCGAGAACTCAACGCGAAGACCGGCGGGAGAATCACCCGCAAGGACGTGGCCGATCTGGCCAGCATCATGGCCACTCGGGCCGAAGCGTGAAACTTTCACACAAGGAGCAAACCATGAACTTTGAAGAACAAACAAAAGAAATGCTCTCCGTTGAGATCTCATCGACGGCGGAACTGGTGGTTCTCGCCCCTATTGACGGGGAGGATCGAATGTTCGTACTCCTCGGCGGGGAGGGCGAGCCTGTCCCGATCTCCGAGGAGGCTGCAACCCTGCTTGGGTATGTCGAGGCGGAAGACCCGCACAGAAATCCCGTGTTCAAACTCAGACTCGCCGTGTGAAACTTTCACGCACAATAACAGGAGCCAACCATGTTGGATCTAAACCCTGAAGATCACTCCCGGTATGTCAAAGTCCGCCGGGACAAGATCATGAAATCTACCTATGCAAACGAACAGAGGCACCTGCCCGCCGATGAACAGGGGCTGCGATCCATCATGGGTCGAGTGGACTATCGCCGCGTCCCGGAGGCTGTCCTCCGGGAAGCACTGAATGAGACATCCGATCAAGGAGAAGAATTCACTGAGGCCTTCCTCAACTTTTACGGGGCCATCACCCCCGGTCGGGCCATTGGGAGAGGTATGTTCCTCGGCGGGGAACCGGCACGCAAGACAGCGTGAAACTTTCACACTTTCAGAAAGGACAGTACCGATGAGTGACATCACGCTTTCAGACAAGCAGCGACAGACGATCGAGAAACTCAAGGAACGCCATCACACCGTGCATGATCCCACCCCGCTGGGCGGATCGGACAAGTGTGTGATGGTGAAGGTTGAAGCGTCGAATGGTTCGACGATGTGGATCGGCATAGAAACAGACGGATACGCACACTCATGAATGGACTCAACGAAATCAAATCATGCAGCAACGACAATGTCAGGATCGTCCACGGCAAGACCGGGGATGGAATCCACATCGTGTGGAGTGAGCGTGACGGTCACGCCTCCCAGTTCAGCAAGTTCAGTGATGCGCAAGATGCCATCACCGAGTACATGAACCGCGTCCGCATCCTTGCGGACATCTGAAAGGAATCAAGTCATGCAGGACATTGCCAAGAGAAAAATGCAGGCGATCCAAGGAAGAATCACGACCATCCTCAACAGGCTCGACCCACAGTGTGATGAGATAAGCCTGCAAGCCATGCGGGATCTGGTCAACAGTTCAACGCCAAATCAATTGGCACAGTTACTGTTCCTTGTCGGATGCGATGCCGAAGAAATCGGCGGCGAAGCCGATGATTACTTTGAAGAGGTAGCCGAAGAGGGCAACCCTGTAGCCTGAAACTTCCAGAAGAAAGGAACATCATGTTTCAAGAAAAGAAGGCCGCGTTCATGGACGCAGACAAGATCACCCGCAAAGTGCGGGGCAACGGGGGCAAGGCGTGGGCAACGAACGTCCCATGCTGCACACTAGTCACGGGAGAACCTCTTGCAAAATCAAGATACGTTCCTAATGACATGATCCTTAATGTCCTGCTGAACAAAACGGAGTACCAGCAGTTCCCGATTCCGAAAGAGTTTGTGCTTGGCGGGCCTGACTATGCCCCTAGACCCGCTGACTTTCAGTGGGGCCGCAGGTATACAAAGTTCGGGTACTTCCTTGAGAACCCAGCCACGCCGGGATATGGAAACATCTACCGGCGAAGCCCCACATGGGAGGACCGACCGGCTGGCGCCGATGAAAATGCGTGGTGTTTGAAGTGGGTGAAAGATTGCCTGCCCGCACTTGATCTCGTCGAGTGGTGGGAGAACGGGGGATGTGATGGACACACCGAGTTCTACCGTGTCGGTCATGCGGTGGTACCGAACAAGTTGTGGAATGCTGGCGATTCTCATTACGGTTCCGAGGCTGAGAACTATCCATACGCGGTGGATTCAGCCCTAAGACCGTACCCCAGCGACGAGGAATCAATCCGGCGATCAGTCGGAATGCTGAGTGAATTTGTCCAGCCCGTCAACATCGACAGGGCCAAGTAGTTTATTGTCTGAAACTTTCAGACTGTCTCACCGCGTGAAACTTTCACGCAATCAACGGCCATCAGGCCAGAAAGGTTCACATGAACCACCTGTTCACTGATCGTATCCTTAGTGGATTCTCACCCATCACCAGTACCAACCTCGCCAAGGCTCCGGAGTCTTGCACCTACTTGGGGGTGCTGAAGGGAGACTATCTCCGGTTCAGCCTCCGGCCCTCGTACAAGGGCAACAATCCATGCCTGTTCCTCAACATCTTCAGGGATGGAGACTCGGCGACGAGGGCGAACGAGGTTCTCTTTCGAGCGAGAGAGGACAATGGGGGTGATGGTATGACCATCCGGGTGCAGGAGTCCGGCGGGCATAGCCACGGCAACCCGGTACTGACGGTCACCCATCAGAATCTCTCTCCTCAACTGTCAGGATGGATCGCAGCACTTGTGAGATCGTGGCAAATCCAGATCGACCACAATCACAAACAGGAAGATCCGGCGTCTGATCCGTCATTCTCCATCATCAATCCGATTGATCCGGCAGATCCAAAGTTCTACTCGTCTGACTGGGACCGTTTGTTCCGGTACGCCCAGCCCATCAATAATCCCGATTGGGTCAAGAGCCTTACGCCATCGGACTACCGAGGCATGGCCTCGCGGTGGACAGGCCAAGCAGTGGCGAAGGGTCTGACAAAGGTAGCGGATTGTACCCATGCGATATGCCATAGCATGCCCCATGCTATAACACACTCCCACCCGTGGTGTGATCACGGCGGCTTTCCGAATGCGTACTCGGGGGGCGCTCGTTGCACTTCGAGTCGCTATTCGGAGAAAGAATGGAACGGGGCGAGCCTTGAAAATACAGGGCATGGACCGGTGATGGCCGGAAGTTCATATGTGTGTGATACCTATGAAGGCGTCGGTCACTCATGCCTTGTCGCACCCAAATCGACAACGCCAACCCCAGCACCGGCGACACCTACCACGCGGGTGATTCCGCCAATGCCATCAATGGTATCGAGCATCACCGACCAGATCGACGCCCTGACATCACGGGCTGAGGCGGCAGACGTTCTTGCCAAGCGTGTTGACGAACTCATCGAAGAGGTCAACGTGCTCAAGAACAAGCCACAGGTCACGATACATTCGGGGCCTAACTTCACAGGGTCGGGGAAGGTTGACATTGCAGGCAAGGAGATGGATCACTTCGACCTGAAAGTTTCAGAGCCTTGGGGTGTGCCGTCCATCTCTCCCCAGTATTGCCTGAAGGGGTGGCGAAGTAACTTCAGCGTAGGAGACCTGAGTGTTGACTACACCCTCGGCGATGTGATGAGCACCATATTGTCAGGAGCACCGACCCGATTGATCGGGCCACCCGCAACAGGCAAGACATCAGGCATCCAACAGGCATGTGCTCACATGAATGTGCCATGCCGGACCATCCAGTGCGGCAAGGGTCTGACCGAGTACACCCTGCTCGGCGAGCAGACTATCAAGGATGGGGAAGTTGTCTGGCAGGATGGCCTCCTTCCAAGGCTATGCAAGGCGGCATCTCCGGATGCTCCGCACGTTGTCATCTTCGACGAGGGGGATCATCTCAAGGCAGAGATCCAGTCCATCCTTCACGGTGTGCTTGAGGGTGGCGTGCTTGACCTCCCCAATGGGGAAAGCGTAACGGTGCCATCCAGCATGATCTTTGTCATGACGGCCAACACCTATGGCACCGGTGACATCACCGGCAGGCACACATCGGCGAATGTCTCGGACGATGCGTTCATCTCACGATGGACACGGGCATTCACCGTTGACTATCTCGATGAGGCTATGGAGAAAGACCTTCTTATCTCCTACGGGGTACCCTCTGAACACATCGACAAACTGCAACAGTTTGTCAGCGGTACGAGAAGCCAAGCCCGGAAGATTGACAGTGGCGAACTGTCCGATGGTGTTCGTACCCCAGTTACCCTTCGCAGTCTCATCCCGTTCGCACAGGATTGTGCCAGCGGTGTTGATCCTAAGGCTGCGTTCTGCTCCAGCGTGATGGGGCAGTTCTCACCCGATGAACTCAAGCATGTCCGGGAACTCGTCCGAGCATGCCTCGGATGGTGAGTGTGAAAGTTTCACACACCACAACAAACAGATCAAGGAGATCTACCAATGACGATTACTTACAACACAGCCACGGCAATGAGCACGCTCGCAAAGTTCTACGCGGATAGGGACATCACCCTTGTCGTTGACAATCATGGGCCTCGCACTAATGGGAGAATCATCTATCTCCCAAGCCTGCCCAAGGAAGTGACAGCCGAGGAGTTGAACACCATCAGGTGCTACCTCGATCATGAGGCTGGCCACATCGTCGCCGATTCTTTCAAGGGTAATGCCTTGGGTGACGTTCACCACAAGTGGGGCGACAGGGGGGCAGGTGTGTTGAACGCCCTTGAAGATGCACGGATTGAGACGGTCATGTCAAGAGACTTCTCTGGCGTCAACTTCTCTGGCCTGCACGAGGGCTTTGTCAAGGAGAGCCTTGACACCTTTACTCAGCAGTTGATTCATTGCCTGTACTTGAACTCCCGGCTTGGGTGGGGCCACCATCCGGACTGTGAGTATGTAGAGGCGATGCTTCTTCCACTGAAGAAGAGGATCATGGGTGTTCATAAGTACAGCACGATCCAAGGCGTCCGCAAGGTTGCCGAAGAAGTCCTTGAACTTCTACAACTCACACAGCCACCGACACCCCAAGAGGATGGCAACGATGGCAAGGATGGAGAGGATGGGGAGGTTGGAGATCAAGGCGAGGGAGATGGGCAGGGTCAGGACGGCTCTGACGATGGCACCGGCGAGTCACAAGATGGCGAAGAGTCGGGCGGTGACAGCGATGGTGACAGCGAGGGTGAGGGTGAGGGTGACAGTGAGGGTGAAGGTGACAGTGAGGGTGACGGCAAGTCACAGGATGGGGGTGACAATGGTGGAGACTCCAAGAGCCAAGGTGAATCATCCTCTTCCGAGGAAGGTAGTGCGGAAGATGGCAGCAGTAGTGGCAAGGGTGAAGATGGCAACAAGGGCAAGGATGGAGAGGATGCCGAGGCGGGTAGAATATCTGACGGCAACCAGAGGCCAAGCCCATCTTCAGCCTTCGATGCGATCGACTCTGACGAGGCGTCCACCCAACGCATCAAGACTCCTAACGCTGATGGCCGGGAAGCGTTGACCCAATCGGAACTTTCAGTAAAGAAAGCCACGGTATACAAGGAGTCTCCGAGTTATCAAATGCAGACCGGCGGCTTCAAGGCCGGGGCTTTGGAGGGCAGCATTGTTGCACGCCGAGTGGAATCTTCGCTGGTGTCTACTTCCGATGAAGGAACTACCATGCCACGGGGTAGCGGCAGCAGGGTTCACCGTGGCAACCTCGCTAAGTTTGCCAGTGGCCTGACTACCCGTGTGCTTGTCAGGGATGATGATGTCGATGTTGTCAACACTGATGTTGCCATTCTCGTTGACTGCTCGGGAAGCCTGAGTCGAGCACTGTATGAGCGTGAGATTCATGCCGCTGGTGCGTTGACACGGGCGGTTCACATGCTCGGTGGCCGGGCTAGTGTCACCTCTTTCGGCGAGGGCATCACCACCCTCAAGACTTTGCAGGGCAACCCTCGGAGTGAGTTGAAGTTCCCAAAGCGAGAGGGCAACACTAACACTGGGTGTGGGATCATCGAGGGGCTGAGCCAACTCAGCAGGGGTTCAGGAAATAGAAAGGTGATGGTTGTGTTCACTGATGGTGTCCCCGGATACTTCACAAACGAATCACCGTATTGCAAGGTTGGATACACACGCCCTGATGGTTCGTCTGGAGAGTACCACCTCGGCTCGCCATGCCTCGCCGCTATGAAAGAGTGCTACCGGCAGGGCGTGACTCTTATTCCTGTCCCGTTTGGTGATAGTGTTTATGAAATGCGGGAAGAGATCACATCATGGATAAGTGCGATCTCCAAGTACCCGCCGCTTGCTGATAACGTGACACCGTTCTGCCACTACATGCTTGACCAAGGCGTGTTCCTTACCTCTAAAGAACTGTCATCGTGCAGTTCGGTAGTGTGCTCGCAGATCACAAACTTCAACGGCGACCTCGGCCCTTATGTCCGCTGACATTGTCAGGCTATGTCAGCCTGACTGTCACCGTGCCCTTTTGGGGCTTCAGTTTCCTGACCACAATTCTCTGGGTTTTTTCTTTTTTCTCCGGCAGCGGGTTGACCCCGCCCCGGAATCTACTAGGGTAATCACATGAGCAACACACAAGACATCGAAGACAACCAAACCGTCAACCCTCTACAGGCAGCACAAGATGCCATCATGAAAAGCGATAGCACCACCAAGCGAAAGCGAGGCAGGCCCCGCAAGGGCGACAATTCTGGACGCGCCATGTTTTCGGAGACAGGAAAGATGCTGGTTATTCTTCCGGCAGAAATGCGTGAGCCTTTTGAAGAGATCTGTAAGAGTCACGGCATGAGCAGGTCGGGCGCTGCGAGGTTGGGTGTCGCCCTCCTCATTAAGAAGGTCGAAGATAACGGGGGGTCAATTGTCTGATGGCAGAACTAAGCACCCACTTCTT